GATCAGTGGGACACAGACCTTATTATGAACTTGGAGCGTCAGGTAGCTGTTCTGAGGGCATCGCAAGAAACTCTTAGCAAAGACTACAAGGATCTCCAGACTCGCAAAGCAACGATGCTGAAAGATCTGAAAGGAACCAGAGAGCAAAGAATCAAGGCTATTGAAGACAGCAAGCAAACTTTTGCTGCACTTGTGAAACAGCTTGCAACAGATTCCGAATTTCGTACTAAGATTGGTATAGATATGGAAAAAATGCGACTAGCCGCCAATGCAGAGAAAGAACGCCTTTCTCAGTACCACACATATGAGGACGATGCTGTAGATCAGCCGTTTCTCACCCCGGAAACACTAATAAGACAGGATGAGGAAAACAATGAATAAAAAGGCTATTATTTTTGGAATAACAGGACAAGACGGCAGCTATCTAGCAGAACTCTTAGTTAATAAGGGTTATGACGTGGTTGGAATCACCAGAAGGGTGAGCGTTCCCACTCTAGATAGAATTTCACATATCTTGCCCAAAATTAAGATCGTCGAAGGCGATATTACTGATGCTTTTAGCGTTAGCAATGTAATCAAGGAAGAAGAGCCTGATGAGATTTACAATCTTGCTGCACAATCTCATGTTGGGACAAGTTTCAAGCAGCCAAGCCTAACTTGGGACGTTACTGCCGGTGGAGTGCTGAATATTTTAGAGGCAATAAGATATTCTTCGCGAAAAGACCAAATTAAGTTTTATCAAGCAAGCAGCAGTGAGATGTTTGGTAAAAACTTCACAGTAATCAATGGTAGATACGGAGATGTTAAATATCAAGACGAAAATACGAACTTTGTACCGCAAAGCCCATATGCTATTGCAAAACTTGCTGCACACCACCTTGTAAGAAATTATAGAGAGGGTTATGGAATTCACGGAAGTTGTGGCATTTTGTTTAACCATGAAAGCGAAAGGCGGGGTGAAAACTTTGTTACTCGAAAGATTACTAAGTGGATTGGCGAATTTGTGAAATGGAGGAATCCAACAAACGAATTGGGGCAAATTCTAAAAGAGGAGTTTAGTGATGATGAAAACATGCTTTATAACTCCCTTATGGACAGAGAGGGTTTTCCCAAGCTGCGTCTTGGTAACTTAGATGCAAAGCGAGACTGGGGCCATGCAGAAGATTACGTTAACGCTATGTGGCTTATGTTACAAGAAGAAACGCCCGATGATTATGTGATCGCTACGGGCGAGACGTATTCGGTTAGAGACTTTCTGGACGCTGCTTTTGCCAGAGTGGGTATTGACGATTGGAGTCGGCTTGTGGTTATTGATCCAGAGTTTTATCGCCCAGCAGAAGTGGATTATCTCTTAGGAATACCAAAAAAAGCGGAGAAACAATTACATTGGGAAAGGCGGGTTAGTTTTACAGATTTAGCGAACAGAATGGTGGATCACGATGTCAAAGAGGCGAGACTACAACGACCCAGTTTACAAAGAGTTTAGGCTAAAGGTTCTAAAAAGAGACAAGTATACTTGTCAAATGTGTAATAAAAAGAAGAGGTGTGTTGTTCACCATATAATGAAATGGAGTACGGCAAGCACTCTTAGGTTTGACCCCGACAATGGCATAGCCCTATGTAGAGCTTGTCACAAAGAAGTAACAGGGCATGAGTCTCACTATATTACATATTTTACCGAAAAGGTAAGGAGAAACAAGAAATGAGTTTTCAAGATCGAATCATCGAAGCTGGTATGGGCCTTAGTCAAGAGGGAGATTGTGTAGAAGTTGCACCTGAAAAAGTTGTGCCAAAATTATACAAGGTTTGCAAGGCCGCAGAACAACAACTAAAAGCAGAGGGCGTTTCTGTTGTTTGGGATGGTGGAAAATCGTGTGCCGTTGTGTGCAAGGGGAAGCCAGCACCAGCACCAGCACCAGCACCAGCACCAGCACCAGCGGAAGAGCCTGTTGAACAAGACTGCTGCGACGAAGCTGGGTGCGACTGCCCAGAAGAAAAAAGTAGGTTTTTAAGCTGGGATTTAGATGCCAAAAAAGAAGACTAAGTATACAGTAATACAGGACACTAGAGAGCAAGAGGGGTGGTTTTTTACTCCTTACGACAGATGTGACGGAATGGAGATCGGAACGCTTCAAACGGGCGACTATACCTTGAAGGGGTATGAAGAAGTTGTTTGCGTAGAGCGTAAAGCGTCTCCATCTGAGATTGCTAATAATCTTGGAAAGAAAAAACAAGCATTTTATAACGAAATAGAAAGAATGAGAGACTTTCCGTTTCGTTATATCATTTTGGAATTTTCCGCATCTGATCTAATAAACTACCCCTTGAGCCTTCTGGACGAAAATGATAGGGAGACTTGGGAGAAATACCGTCTTGGCGAGTGTCCACTGCCAAGCTATAAAAGGTTTCAGGTGGTTAAACAAACCAAGATAACAGGAAAGTATTTATTGAAAGCATTGCTGGAGATTGGCATCAAGTACGAAGTTCAAATACTCTTTGCTGACAACAAGAAAAACGCCTTTACAATTTGCAATAGCATATTTAAGAGACTAGCAGAACTATTTGATGAGAGGTCTGAATATGGGCAGCAGGAAACAGGAGATTTTGATTTCTGATATTCATCTTCATAATTTGGATGTTGAAAGAAGAAGAATCTACCTACAGGAAAAAGATGATTCGGGAGAAAATCCCGGCGTGGACTACAGGATGTACCATACGTTTTTAAAAAACCTTCACATATTACAAGAGGGTTTAGACATAGAAATATACCTACAAACAGGTGGCGGTTGTTGGTATTCTGGAATGGCAATATATGATGCTATAAATAACTGGCAAAAAAATTCTGGCAGCAGGTATAAGTGTACGATTTTTGGTTTTGGCATGATTTGTTCTATGGGCACGATTATCATGCAGGCAGCTAGGGAAAGGGTTCTTTCTGAGCATTGTATGTTTATGGTACATTATGGGTCTACGGACGCTTCTGGTGACGTTCAAAGTATGCAGAATTACGCCAGCTATCAAGATTATGAAAAAAACCTCATGATCAACATTTATGCAAATAGAGTTGTAGAAAGCGAATTTGCTAAAGAAAGGGAGTATAATCTTTCCAAGGTTAAGTCGTTTCTAAAAAGAAAAATGGAAAAAGGAGATTGGTACATGAATTCGGAAGAAGCTGTCTACTATGGATTTGCAGACAGAATACTAATATGAAGGATATACAAAAGCAGTTAGACGATGCTTGGCTAGGTATTGACGTTGACGAAAGCACGTTATTTAATCCTATGGATTTTGTAATGGGTGAAGACAACGAAGAATTAATAAAGAGGCTCTCATGGGTAATGATGAGGCCGGAATACTTTAGCTTTGCCTGCAAGCATATTCTAAACATTGAACTTTCTCCTTTCCAAGCGGTTTTACTGCAAGAAATGTGGAATAGGAAGTTCCCTATGCTGATCGGAACTCGTGGTATGGGTAAGTCTTTTATACTTGCTTTATACGCTATTTTACGTGCCTTATTCATGCCACGACGAAAGATTATCATTGTTGGTGCTGCTTTCCGTCAATCAAAAGTTCTTTTTGAGTATATGGACACTATCTGGAAAAATGCACCGGTTTTAAGAGATTTGTGTTCAAGCGGTAGCGGGCCTAGAAAGGACGTAGACCGCTGTGTGATGTACATAGGTGATAGTACAGTAACGGCACTTCCACTGGGCGACGGAAGCAAAATCAGGGGCCAGAGAGCTAATGATATTATTGCCGACGAATTCGCCTCTATTCCTAGAGACATTTTTGAAAATGTTGTAGCCGGATTTGCCGCAGTTGCCTCCTCGCCTATCGAAAAGACGAAGCAAAAAGCTAAAGAGGCTATGGCTGCCAGACTAGGAGTGGCTATTCCTACTTCTGTTTCAGAAGATCCAGTAGATATGTCAAACCAAATCATTTTAAGTGGTACTGCTTATTATGATTTTAATCACTTTTCTGAATATCATAAAAGGTATCACGCCATAGTCAGTAGTGGTGGCGATATTAAAAAGTTAGAAGAAGTGTTTAATGGTTCTGTTCCTCTTGACTTTGATTGGACAAACTATTCTGTTTCTCGTATTCCCGTAAACAAACTCCCTTTAGGGTTTATGGACGCTGGTCAAGTAGGTAGAGCAAAGGCTACTGTTCATACTGGCATTTACCAGATGGAATATGGTGCCATATTTACAACGGATAGCCAAGGGTTTTTCAAGCGTAGCCTGATAGAATCTTGTACAACCTCCCCGTCTAATCCGGCTAAACTGCCCTCTGGAGAAGTTTGGTTTGAGGCATCGCTAAAGGGCGATTCTAGCAAGAAATATGTTTTTGGTGTTGACCCCGCTTCTGAGGTTGATAATTTTAGCATTGTGGTAATGGAGGTTGATAAAGACCATAGAAAGATTGTTCACTGTTGGACAACTACTAGAAAATCACATAAGGAATTGTTGAAATCTAAAATAGTTGACGAGGACGACTTTTATTCTTTCTGTGCCAAAAAGATCAGGCAGCTTATGAAGGTTTTCCCTTGTGCCGAAATCGCTATGGATGCACAGGGTGGAGGTATTGCTGTTATGGAGGCTTTGCACGACAAGGACAAGATACCAGATGGCGAAGTGGCTATTTGGCCGGTAATTGAGGATAAGGCAAAGGACACGGATGATTATCCCGGTTTGCATATTCTTAGAATGTGCCAGTTTGCAAAGTATGATTGGCTTGCAGAGGCAAATCACGGTATCAGAAAAGACTTTGAGGACAAGATGGTTCTATTCCCTTACTTTGATTCGGTTAGCTTGGGTGTGGCACTAGAGGTTGATAAGTCTGTCGGCAGAAAGTATGACACATTAGAAGACTGTGTTATGGAAATCGAAGAACTAAAAGACGAACTATCCATGATTATCATGACCGTAACAAATTCTGGTCGTGAGCGGTGGGATACGCCAGAGGTTAAGACCGGTGCAGGAAGAAAAAGTAGACTAAGAAA